TAAAGAAATAAGTTGTTATATAAATGTAGCCACTCATAGCTCAGTTGGAAGAGCAACTGACTGTAGAACACTCGCGTGTTCTGAAACATCTGCTGAAATCAGTGGGTCCCTGGTTCGAATCCAGGTGAGTGGATTACATTCCCTTCTAGCTCAATTGGAAGAGCACACGGCTGTTAACTGTGGGGTAGTGGGATCGAAACCCACGAGGGGAGATACCGTACTTTTTAGATACATCACTTAAAAATGTATGTAAAAAGTATGTTTAGGTTTTTGTTTGGTGAGCCAGAGGTGGTAGAGACAGTGCAGTTTGAAGAGACACTGATAATCCCCGCGTGGAATGAAGCCGGTGAGTGTGTGTTCCTGGAGGTACCCGCACCGATTAGAAGCGATTTACATCCAAAATTAACGTCACGCGTCGCGAGGAACCTGACTTTTCTACGCTATGATATTTGGCGTGATCAAACATGAACTCTTCACCAGTTTTATGTATATGTGTGGTGTCCCACAGGTGAAGGGTACAGTCGCCATCGCCCTGGAGTGTCATGTGATATCTCAGTTGTAAATTAGATTCCGCCCTGTGTGGTGGAATAACCATGGGTCCTTCAATGACGGCGATAACTCCCGTGTCTTTGTCTACAGAGGGGATGTTGTTAATAACAGATTGTATATAGGGAAAGTCGCTCACTTTGTAATAATAATACTTGTCGTTTTTGCTAAACCAGGGGTCCATATCATGAAAATAGTGTCGCGTCGCCAAGTACTCGTTTGCAAAAAAGTATTGTCGTATCTTTCCAAAGTTATACCCGATTTCCCACAGGTCAAAGGGGTAGTAGTTTTTTTTGCCATATAGAATGTCCACCAGGGTGTTTCGCATGCCCACCAGTGGACGCCATGGGTTTTGAAAATACAGTGTGTCAATAGGGGGTTTACAAAAATCCCAACTCACGAGGGCCACAGGAAGAGCCACAAGCCACCACATTAATTTCTGCGTAGATATTAAAAATGCCAGGATACAGACGTTCCATGTACACCGCCCCTGAACCTACGGAAGAAACTCCGGACCTCGACGCGCGCTTCTTCGTGCCGACGATGGAAGAATTCATCATGTTGGCCATCGTTCTCGCCTTGTTCTTCATGCGTAAGCAAATGAACAAGTTGGCCTATGGTGCCGCCTTGGCTGCTCTTGTCGGTCTCTATGCCTACCGCCGAGTGCAAAAAGTTGAAAAGTACTGCTCCAAGTGTATGATGTAAAAAAAATTATAAAGTTTATTATATGATTGAAGTAAGACTCATAAAATCTCCCAGTCCTAAACATAAATTTAGGGTTATCTTTAGAACTGGTAGGTACGTTGATTTTGGGGGAAAGGGATACTCAGATTACACCCTACACAAAACACCCGAACGCATGCGTCTCTATGTTTTACGCCACGGTGGACGCATACCACCATCTGTCATGAAAGAGAAGAGAAGGGGAGCTATCCAGCGCGGTATGTTAGACGTGGTCTCGAGTCGTAAGGAGTTGTGGACCGCGGCGGGTGTAGGCACCGCGGGGTTCTGGTCGCGGTGGCTCCTCTGGTCGTACCCATCTCTCGACGATGCGAAAATGTTTATATCTAAAAAGTTTAAAATAAAGTTTATCACACCCTGATTAAAGATGGTGGGCATTACATAGTCATGTGGCGCACCGCAACTCTTGAGGAACTTCAAAACATAGTTCGAGATGTCATACTCCCTGAACTCGTTCAGTTGAGGGAGGAGGTCCATTACCTTCGTAAACACACCTGGCCCTACGTCCAAGCGATGAAAGAAGATGGGGCACAGCTCAGTGATATGGAGGCAAAAAGGGAATTCTTTAGCAACCTGTACGATGAGGATGTTAAAGAACTCTTATGTATAAAAATGCGCTATGCAAAGAGCACCAGTCTCACTGCACTTGAATTTGATAGAATTAGAAAAAATCATCGGTCCGGTACATCTTGACGTTGTACGTACCATCTTTCCCTGTGACGGAAACGCTTTCATTGCCATAGAACTCGGGGCATCCAATGTCCTCGGTGCATTCACGCCCGTCGTGTGTCACAGGTACGGGGTACATCTGTTCCCCTGATGTGGTGGTGTAGTAATTGTATCGGTCTCTGTACCCTCGCGCCTCTTTACCATAGAGGGGGAGTGTTTCGTTATTTGGACCCAACAAGAGACCCATCTGCTGCATGTGTCCGGGTTTGTATTGTTTGATAGGTGGTCCTCTGTACTCTGGGGCGCGTCTCGGAGGGTCCACTCGCACAGGGACGGGCACTTCCACGGGCACGGGCACTTCAACTTCCACGGGCACGGCCACTGTGGTGGGGTAGTACCACTTGTAAAGAAGAGCGAGCGCTAATACAACAATTGTCGCATACATGAGACGAGTTTTATTTTTATTCTTCATGTATACTATATGGCGGAGAAAAGAAAGCGAGCGACATTCTTTCAGGAACTTTTGTCTGACATGGAACGAGGACGAGCCGAAAAGCGACTTGAACAAGAGCGATTAAAAAGAAAGAGAAATGCCGAAGCCGCCCGTATCGCACTCGAAGCACACCGCGCGAAGAAAAAAAGAGTGGAGAACGCAAAGGTGGCGGCTGAACAAAGAGCTATGATGCGAGAAATCAATACCTACGGTACGATGATTGGAAAGGGTGTGCTCGCAGAAAAAATGTACAAACGCATGTTGGAAAAGGTGATGCGTCAAACGACATATACTCCCACTGATTTTAAATATTTAGGGAAAGTTGTAAAGGCGCGACAGGATGGGCGATGGTCTGTGGTTGAACGTCTCATCAGAGAGTGGGAAGCCGATGTGAAGCGTCGCGTGTGTCGTATGAAGAAGAAGAACATGCAAAACATCGCGAGAGGGTTGAACGTGAACGCGGACAAAAAGAAAAAGGCACAACTTTGTCAGGCTATTAAAAATAAAATGTAAGCTATTTGTAATATATAATGGTGCGACCAGGTAACCTCCGGAAAATGTCCCAGGAGAATGAGTTTAAAAACATGGTTGAAAAGTTTGGAAATGCGGAAACACTCTACAATTACCAAAGATTGCGAGCCATCTACACGAATCGTAAAGAACCCAACTACGTGAACGCCATGCGTCAATCCCGACCCATCTTGTACGAGCGCCTTCAGAAACTCGTGGCGCGTCTTCCCGAAGAAATCTTCAGCAATGGAAGAAATATCTTCTTATCAGTGTCAGCTAACTCGTCACCGAAAGAGTTGTTCAACGCCATGAATAAAGTGAAAAGGTTGCGTGTGAAGCCGACTCAACCAGTCATTAAGGACCCGTTGAACACACTCAAGTACACACAAACATACATGGCACAGGAACTCGGCAAATCGCGAAACAGAAAAAACTATGCCAACAAGGCATTGTTGTTTATGGGCCAAACCAACTTCGCCAAAGCTGCTGTTCGTGCGAAGGCCATGCTCGCGAAGCGTGTGAAACAGAGATATGACCGTCTGTCTGAAGAAAATAAAAAGTTTGTCAACATCTCTCGTCTCAATAAATCGGCGAACCCTGAACAACTCCTCAAAGCGCTCGAGCGCATGTCTAAATTTAACACGACTAAAAACAACGCGTCTTGGCGATTCGTCTAACTCTTGTGACGAAAATTGTCAAAAAAGTGCACAGTCGTGCGAAAGTTAAAATACACAATCATACACATGGCATCACCAATATCGTGTTTCCTTTCATAGGGTATGACCTCACCCTTTGGTAGGTACTTTTCCGCGATACTTGTGGTTCTCTCCTTTCTTTCCTCATAGGTCAGGTGTCTGATACCAAAGTGTACGTGCAAAGACACTGGGTTCACTAGCGTCACTTTGTCTTTGAACATGTAATGTAATAAAACTTCTATATTTTGAAATCCACCCGGGGGTTGTCTTTCTATGAGAATGTGTTCAGCGTTGTCAAACCACACCCTGTATTCATTCACCATTAACGGCACTAGGTCAACGATATCATTACTATAGATGTATTTGTAATCCCCGAGACTTACCTTTTTCATAAACACTGGACGGACCACCTCCTTTTCACACTCGGCGAAAACGAGACCCATGTTGAAATACCCAATGTCTATGGCGAGGATTTGGCGCATATGTCTTTAAAAGTTGAGTAAGTTTTTAAATTCATTATAGAATTGTTTGTGATTATTTAATAATTTTTGAATTTGTTGTGGAACTGCGTTAAACTGTCGGGCCAGAAAAATCACACGAAGTTGGTGAATGAATGGCATGTACATATCGGGAGTGTCGACTTCCAGTTGTCCAAACAATTTTATGATATTAATCACCTGGTTGACTTCTTTTTCTGTGATGTTGTGTAAATTTTTAAAGTACAGTCTTCTTGACTGAATTGTTCTTACGTCGATGCGTAAAAACTTTTTCGTGAAATCAAAGAATGTCCCACCTCTCGTCGTCACCGACATGAAATATGCCAATTTTATGTGATGGTCTTGGAGTTGACCTGTGATGTGTTTCGTTTGAAGTTTTGTATCATAATATGTTTCTCTTCCATAGACTTGAATTAATAATGTCTTTTGAGTTTGAAAATTACTGTGTCGTTTTTTGTTAATGTTCACCCCACCATTGTAGTTGCGCATCATATCAGGTGAGGTGGGCACCCCCGTGTGTGGTCCGCGATGGATGGTTTTGTTTTTAAAAACTTTATTGAGATAGTCTCTTGAATATACGTGTCTAATTTTACCATTGTTACTGTTGAGGACATCACTCAATAAATATGTCGGTCTGTTCAACTGTTGTACATTATTTTTGAAATTTTTATTATTTGTTTGTAAGTGATTTTTATTTTTATTGTTTTGAATATTTCTAAAATTCTTTGCAAGTTTATTTTCAACAGTTGTGTTATTTTTTAAAAATTTTTCAAATGATTTTGCATATCTTTTTGCTCTTTCATTTGCATTCTTCTGTTTCTGAGTATATTCCTCTTGAAGTTTTTTTTGTCGTTTCGTCTCTGGACTCATCACGAAAGGGTCTTCATCTGGTATATTTGGTGTCGGGCTTCGGTATGACGACTGGTTCCTGTTTGTGCGCACGCGTCGAGGGGGCATACTATAATCTAATCTAAGAATATATTAATGGACCTTGAAGATGTGTTGAAAAATATTGCACTGTTTGGAAATTACTTAGTTCTTCTTGACTCCATAATGCGTCGTAGGTCATCTTGAACTATTTTAAATCGTTCCAACCTGTACTGAACAAACATCCAGAGAAAGAAGAGTAAACTTTTCAATAAATTATTTGCAGCGGTGTCATCCATTTTGTACACCGGGGACACCAGGCGATGGAAGAATGTTTCATCTTTATTTTTACCAGTCATGTACGTTTCCAGTTGGGTCATGGCACACGTGTCATCGTTCACACTCCAATGATAGAAGATGAATGGAATCAGTATGGAGTACATCTGTAACATGCGTTCGTCATTTACGAAAGGGATGATGATGAGAAATAATAACAATAGTGCGTGAAGTGTGAAAATTATATTCATCTTATTCTAAGATGGAAAAAGATAAAAAATTACCCAAAATTTGGCATCCTCAACAGGAAAGTATTTTAAGGGGATGGGGTGAGAGTGCTGCGTGTTATAGGTGGATGCACTATCAAGCTTTTTTAAGATATAGAAAATCGAATATGCGTTATACATTACCAGTCATTGTTCTATCAACAATCACGGGTACGGCAAACTTTGCTCAAGAACAGTTTCCCCCGGGGTTACAACCCTACGTGGCCCCGAGCATCGGTGGCCTGAACCTCATCGCTGGTCTCATCGCGACGATTTCTCAGTTTCTCAAAGTGAGTGAGTTAATGGAAGCGCATCGCGTGGCGGCGATGCAGTTTGGTAAGTTTTCTCGGGTGGTGCGTTTGGAGTTGGCGTTACCACTTTCGGACCGTTCAAGGGATGGTGCGGACATGGTTGAATTGATGAAAGGTGAGTACGACACACTGATTGAACAAAGCCCATCCATCCCAGGTCCTGTGTTGGCTATGTTTGAGAAGGAGTTTCCATCCGATGAACGACTTACGAAACCCGAAATTATTCACATCAATCCAATTCAAACATTCAGTGCGGTGTTGGAAAATTCAGTCATCTCTAAGATGAAAGGGTTAATTAAGAGTGATAAAACTAAAGAAGAACTTATGACGGACCTTCAAAAAATCCAAGGCACCGAAGCTCCTCCACCGAAAAAGTTTTTCAAAAAAGTGGTGGACACCATCGCACAAAGACAACAAGATGAAACAAAGAAAGAGCTCGAGGAGTTGCGTGGGAAAACACAAGTCTCAAAGAAGAATCAACAACTCGAGGAAGAACTTAAGAAGAGGGCGGAACTGATGGAAATTGCCGTCGAAGAGCCACCACAAGATAAATAAGTAATAGAAGAATCACTATATTAAATATCCCAACTGCGCATAGATATGGGAACATTTTCTTTTTTAAAGGACTAATTACCTTTGTATCTAAGACTTCCAAGGCTTGGTCTGTTAAATCTTTATCAGCATCACTCATGGATAAGTTTATTAAAATTACTCCACAAAAAAAGAAACCCCCTGACGCCACAAATATTCATGGTGACCGCATAGAAAAATTAAAACAATGTCTCACCGAGAATAACAACGTCTTCATATACGGTGCGTGTGGCACGGGCAAGACGTATCTACGAGAGTGCGTGTTAGATGAAATGAATAGCATAGAGCTCACGACCGAACTGTTACGTGCGAAGAGTTTGTTTTCACAACTGATTCAGGGGTCAACGAAACACCTTTTTATTGAAGATTATGAACCAGATAATTTAATTATTAAAGCTGCGGTGGAGCGAGTCGCTGAAGGTGAACGTCTCACCGAGGGGTCTTTGGTTGTGTTATCATCACATTTTTGTTTATATCCGGGGTTTACATTTATTGAAATCCCACGTCACGGACCAGAAATCCTCCGACGTGTGTGTCTGAACAGGTATGACGAAGGCGCGGCTACGCGATGTCGTGGCAACATTAGGGACTATCTCCACTATCTCGAGGGTTCGGATACGAAAGATGTTTTTGAAAACCCAAAGGATATTATATATAAAATATTGTGTGACCCAACATATACATTTCATTCTGAAAAGTTATATGAACACGGACACGTGTGGTCAATTTTTCAAGAAAATTACGCAGACTCTAAAGATGTGAATACCGCCGGTGCGAGTCTGGCATTTTCAGATGCAGATATTTTTGATAACATAATGTACAGTTCCACAAATAACGAATGGAACTTTATGCAATATTTTGCACACTGCGCCATTACCATACCTCGGTTTCACATGAAAGGTCTTTTATGTGAAGATAAAGTCAGACCTGGGTCGTGTTGGACAAAACATGGAAATTATAAAATGCGCGCGAAAAAGTTGTACAACATTCAACTGCGTAATAATAACATTTCCATAGAAGCACTTAATTTATTACAAAAATATGCAGGTCTTGGGTACTATGATAAAATGTTATGTTATGACATAACACCCCAAGATTTTGATACCATGAATCATTTGTGTCTTACAAATAAATTAAAAGCGAGGGACGTCAATACAATTAAGAAGAAACTGAAAAATGCCCTACTTGAACAAGGAAACTGAAGAAGATGAAGAAGTGCTTGAAGTCACAAAAGTCATCGGTAACGAAATCTTCTACTATGGAGACATCACACCCGAAAACATCTTGGAGTTTACTGAAAAATTTCGCAAGTTGGAATCTTGGATGCTGAAAATGTCCAGTGACCTCATAGGATACGTGCCGACCATTCGTGTGAACATCATGAGCGATGGCGGCGACTTGTTTTCGGGCTTCTCGGCGATGAATGTCATTCAAAAGAGTAGGGTACACACCATAACCGTCGCTTTAGGTGCTTGCTGTTCCGCGGCCACGTTCATGCTTCTCGGTGGTAAAGAACGAAAGGTAGGTCGTAACGCACACGTGCTCATTCACCAGCTTTCCACAGGTGCGTTTTGGGGGAAGTTTGAAGAGATGAAGGATGAAATGCGGACGTGTTCCAAATTTATGGATATGATTCGCAACACGTACACATCTATGACGAAAATTCCAGAAAAAAAGTTGAAGAAACTCCTGAAGAGAGATATTTACCTTTCACCTGAAGAGTGCATTAAGTATGCCATCGTTGACGACTACGATTAACGTCCACGTAGCGTTTGTATAATAATAACACACCAGCTATTATAATAAAAATTGAAACCGTATTGAGGTTAAACTGTATTCCTCCATCATGCTCTGGGGCCAGGCGTTGCATGCGTTCGTGATTAACCACAGGTATCATCTGATTATTAGTTATATAAAAATAATGTACGTTTTATAGATAAAATGCCTCTCAAAGTGAAGTGTCTGTATGACGGTGTTCATCTTCCCACTCGTGGTTCTGCTGGTGCTGTTGGATATGATTTATATTCTTGCGAAGATGTTACTATCCCTCGCGGCGCGCGCGCACTTATCAGCACGGGGCTCGCAGTTGTTTTGCCAGTAGGCACCTATGGTCGCGTCGCGCCTCGCTCCGGTCTCGCGGTAAAACACGGAATTCAGGTTGGTGCGGGCGTCATCGACCCCGACTATACCGGTGAACTCAAAGTTCTTCTCTTCAATCACGGAGATGACGTGTTTGAAGTCAAGAAGGGGGACCGCATGGCCCAACTCATCATCGAAAAGTGTGAAACCCCAGAGGTGGAAGAAGTTGGAACCATCAAAGAGACCGAGCGCGGTGATGGAGGCTTTGGGTCTACCGGTATGTAAGTATTAATATAAGTAAGAGTGCAACAATGGGCAAGATGAGCAGCATGTTAAACGACTTTGGCTCTGGCTCTGGCTCTGGCTCTGGCTCTGGCTCTGGCTTCGGCTCTGGCTCCGGCTCTGGCTCCGACTCCGACTCAGATTGTGTTTCGAAGCACTGCTCATCCCCTGTAACAAATTCAGCTAATTCGTGTTCTGTACAGCTGACTTCATCAATACAATACGGACACGCTTCACCCTCTTTGCAACGACAACATACGTCGATTGCATTCACTGGAAACTCGACATTTTCACCCCTCGCCATGTATCCAGACTTACAAAGGTCGGTGCTCACCTTGGTGCAGCCTTGTTCTTTTATTAAAATTTGGTCACTATCAACGGCACACTTCTTCATTACAATATGAAAATATTATTTTCAAATGTACCAACCATCTTCCGCCACAGGCATGAAAAGCACACCTTGTCGCATCGTCATGAATAGTTTCGCTTGGTGCACTGTAGGGTATGTAAATAAAAGCCAACGATTCCAGTATTCTTCACTAAACATATCATCCCAATCTTCCGTACGACTTGTAGTGACGTATAGCATTTCTCTATGAATTTCAGCTGGGTCGCGTTCTACGCGCACCTTCCGAGACACCACCGCCCCATGTCTCAGAAGACGCGCACGCATCAATCTCGGATTTTTGTGGTCGGTGTAGTCTTTTTCAGTTTTCGTCCCGAAATCAACCCATCGGTGGTTTGGGAGAATCACACGGTATTTGTGCGCAATACATGGACTTGGTTTTAGGATGATGTGCATCCTTATTAATTAAAGTTTTTACTTTTTTTATATATAAATGGCGCAAAAAGATGTCCTGGGTGAAGGATTTGTTCGCCTCGTGGACCACATGCCTCAAAAGGACTTGGATAACGCCATCGTCCAGTCAGCGAGAGTCTCGTATGGAGATGGGACTAAAACAACACGAGGAGATAGGGGGCTTATACGATATTTGCTTAGACACTGGCATACAACGCCCTTCGAGATGGTGGAATTCAAATTCCACATCAAAATGCCCATCTACATCGCAAGACAACACATGCGTCACCGAACCGCCAGTATCAATGAACTTTCCGCCCGCTACTCCGTCGTCCCGAAAGAATTCTACGAACCCAACGTTTTACGGGGACAATCCGTGGTGAATCATCAAGGGTCCGAAGGTATCGTTGACCTCGACGACACCCTGCGACAGCGAGTCTCTCGTCACATGAACGAAGCTTTCGGGGTATATGATGAGCTCCTTGATGGAGGATGTTGTCGCGAACAAGCGCGCGGCGTGTTGCCACAAAGCACCTTTACCGAATTCTACTGGAAAATTAACTTGCACAACTTGATGCACTACCTTCAGCTACGCATGGAACAGGGCGCACAGAAGGAAATTCGCGACTACGCCAACGCCATCTATGAACTCGTTGAACCCCTTGTGCCCATAACGATGGAAGCGTTCCGAGATTTCCGTGTCAATGGGATGTTCCTCACAGGACCCGAGATTGAAGCCTTACGCACTGGACACGATATCCCTTCACCAGGGGAACAAAGGGAATTTGAAGAGAAAAAGAAAATTCTAGGCATGTAATAAGGAAGATGTGGCTTTACATTGCACTTATTTTAGCTCTTGCATCGAACTGGCTCGTCGGATACTACATCACATCTCGTCGCGGTGAAAAGAATGGTGGAAAGGTGATGGACATCGGTTTTGAACTACTTCCCAACCTTAGTAAATACGAAATCCTTCACGACCTCACGGGACTCATTCCGACTTTGTTTTTGGTGTACAACTGGTTCCGTCCAGGGGGGTGGACGGACGCCGTCAAGAGTCGATACATGCTCACCCTCACGTTCATGTACGCCGCGCGCGCGATGACGAACATCGTCACCCAATTACCTGCGGCTAAACCCGGGACGTGTACACCCAATCCACCTTTGTCCTTCTGCAACGATTACATGTTTAGTGGTCACACCACGTATAACATCGTGACCTCGTATTTCGTTGGGAAGGTGTTGTATCCGGTGTATCCCATCATCGCTTCATTGGTGACTATCGCCACGCGTGAACACTACAGTATCGACGTGCTCGTCGCGTGGATTATATTCTTTGCCATCCAGTGTAGAATTTAAATATGAACTATATGGTATAATAATGAGTGGTGGTGACGATGGCGCAATTCTCATAGTCGGTATGATGGTGTGCGTGTGCTCAGCTGTCCTCTCGGCCGGACTGACCTACACATGCACAGGAGGGTCTTTTGACCCAGATGATTTTGACACAGGCCGCTGCCTTGAGTGGCCAGAGAAGGAT